TGTACTCATGGTTGTTAACTGGGTTGAGCGGAGATGTTCTGCCCTGCTTGGTAAAGTTTTTTACCCAGTCGCGGGGGGACTTTAGGGCCTCTTTTACTTCTTGTAGAACAGACGCAACTACGTTTTTATTTGTAGAGATGTCGGCAGCTACTTTTCCTGGTAGTTCGGCAGAGGTTACTTTTTCGACTGGAGTCTTGAATATTCTGGATCTAATTTCGTCAAAAACTTTGTCTACGTCGTTAGAGCCCGTATCAACACTTTGATCCAAATCTGCACCTGAATCAGTTGGAAGCAGAATGTCAGAGTCTGGGAAAATAAAGTATGGATTGATTTCCCGGGGCTGTTTGGACTCTAAAAATGCAGAGACAGCAGGATCAAAGCTTTGATTTGGAGATTTTTCTACTAGTCCCGGTTTAAATTCGCCTTCGGCTTTATTCGTAAAATCTGAAAGTGTTACTATGGCTGGGACATACTCTTCTCCAGCTTGAATAGCTGCTTCCACCCTATGGTTTCCATCAGCAACTACTGCTTGTCTGGTTATTGGGTTATAGGCAACCTGAATAGGCTCATATATGCCTTCTCCAGATTCTAGATCACTCTTTTTACTTTCCAAAGACGACAAGTCAGCTGCATCGTTACCTTGTATCCGCTTTAAGGCCTCTGGTCTAACTAGTCCAACAGTAGATTTGTCTCGACCTAAGCCAGCCAAAACATTCCAAGGCGTGTGCTCTAAATTGGGGTGCTTAGATTTTAGGTAGTTCTTATAAGATTTTGCAACTTCGGCTTGTTTGTCCCCAATTACCTCATAAAAAAGAGTCTTCGAGTCTACTGTAGACATGTCTAAAGAAGACGAAGAGTCAAGTGGACCATTTTGAGTGCGGGACCAGACATCTTTGGATCCGTCGTCGTACTCAATTGTAGTGTCTACTAATAAAACCGGGCTTCTTTTGTCCTCGTTAATATTAAATTTTCTGGAGTCATCTTCTGTAATGCTTGTGACAGTTTTAGTGCTTCCGTCGGGTAAGCGGACAGTCATACCTTCTTTAAGCTTGCGTACGCTAACAATCTTTGGACTTTTAGCGGAAACCCTAGATGCTTGATCTAGGTCAGGACCTTGGTCCCCCTCATCGGGGGTTAGTCTTTTTTTGAGAAAAAGTCCTCGACTAGACCTTGGATTTCATCGGCCATCACATCTGAAAGCTTTAGAGCTATACCTGACGAGGGGGTAACAGCCTCTCCATCAATAAACACATCGTAATTGCTGGTGTCTACCATTCGATCGTCGTCTAAATCACCGTCAGAATTCACAACCACTCTGATTCTGCCATCTTTAGATGTAAAAGTGCCTGGCCCGGGGCGGCCATCTCCACTAGTTGGTCCGTCAAACTCTTCGGACTCTAAAAACTGTTCAGCGAAGTCGTCAGCTACAGACTTAGCATACCCAGCAGGATTTAGGTCTGGGTCTGCGGCCATCTCCTCTTGAGTCTCGGGGGTGGTTGGCTCGTTAGGGAGCTGTGACTCTAAGAAAGCCTGACGCTTTTCAGCCATCTCGCGCATGCGCTGGCCGTACTCCCTGAGAGAGTTTGCTACGTCTAGATCACCTCTACTGTTCTCAAGAGCCGCTGCAATGCCGTCTATTCTGTCAGCAAAGTCTAAAGCATCTTCAGGAGACTTAGCGTTTTTTGCCTCTTCTACAAGTTCGTCTAGTTCTCCGTCTCGGTATTCGCTAGGCATAACATCGCTGTTATAGTCAGCTGCAGCTGAGGCAGCTTCAGCCAGAGCGTCATCCCTATCGTCATACGTAAACTCGTCGCTACCCCTGTCATAGGTAACAATTGCAGTGTAGGTGCCATCTTCTTCTTGGTAGACAAATATCTCTGCACCACCAGATCTGGTGTCACCGTACGTATCTTCTGTGCGCATCAAATCCATAATTTTATCTGGATCAGTTTCGAAGAACATTTCACGTTCTGTTTCAACTGTTAGAGCAACATCATCTAAATACATTACATCTCTGCTGCTGTCATTGCTGTGTCTGGCTGCATCCGCTACACCAAACCTATCAATAAACTCTTGTTCCATCCGATTTGCCAAGTCTTGCAATTTGGAAGCTAGCTCTGAAGGAACGTCTCGCTCTTCAGAGAAATCACGAATATCTTGAATCCAGCTTCCAGCAAGAGACGCAGTATCTGAATTTAAGAAATTATCATATGCCTCTGAAGCCGCATTTTTGGTGAAGAAGTCAATAGCATCTAGTTCCTTAGAAATTTGATCTGCTAAATCCTTGGTTTCAACAGATCTAGTTGGCTGATCCTGGTCTAGGTCTGGCTCCTCGCGGCCATCAATAAACTCCTGAAGATTTGGATCCTCGGTGTCTATAGCAATCTGGCGTAGGGTGTCTTTGATATCAGTTCGATATTCTGCGTACTCTGGCTTATCTAGCAAATAACGAAGAGTGTCAACATCTTGGTTTCTAGCCAAGCTATCTAGAAGGTCATTCATGCCCTGGGCAGTTACTGGACGCTTCTTAATGTCGTCAATAATTTCCGAGGCCTCTTCAAAAGAAACGCCAGAACTTAGTCTGTCTTCAATCTCCTTGATTTGCTCTGGAGTAAAGTCACGCTCGATGATGCCGCGCTTGATAGAAGCTACCTGCTTAGCAGTTGGCTCACGACGAACATTTGGACGGTCTGGAAGATTGCGTAGTGCTCCGATAAACGCGCCTACTTCACCCTTAGTTAGATTCTTGTCACGAACTGCGGTGCGAGCCGCAGCTTCTAGGTTAGGATCGTCAATCTTTTTGCCGTTTAGTAGAGACTCTAGGAAGCTGTACTGTTTGTCGGTAGCCGCTTCTTCTAGAGATGGTTTGGTTGGTTGATCCTGGTCAAGGTCCACCGAGGCAGCTAGATCATCAGCTGCTCTGTCATAGTCTTTGCCTTCTTGGTTCTGCTTTACCAATTCCTCTGCAAAAGCTAGAGCCTCTTCCTCTGACTTAAATGCTTGAGAGTGGCTAGTTTGGCCGCCTCTATCATTCAGGTCCGGGTTGGTGTAGAAAACTTCCCATCCGTTTGGGGTTTTCATAACATCTACGTAATTGTATGCATCTGACCATTCATAGGTGTCGTCGGTTATCTTTCGTAGACTTCCGGTTCCCTGGTTTAAGTCTGCTGGCTTGTCCTTCTTGCGACGAAGTTTGTTAAGCAGAGCTTCAACGTTGTCGCGGGAGCTATCTGCTTCTAGTGACTTTAGGGTGTCATTGATTTCGCTAGGGGTGAGGTCTTTAGTGGATAGATACCCCTGTAGCGAATTAAGCATACGCTCGCTTGGCTTGCTAGGATCGACGCCCTCCTTGAAGTCAGCGGCGCGGCTAAGGCCAATTAAAGCACTAGCCTGAGCCTTGTTTAGGTTCTTGTTTTCAATTGCATCTGCTAGAGCTTGCTCAGTGGCTGGATCTAGATTGCGCTCCTCGAGGAATTCGCTAAGCATTGCATATTGTTTTCCAGTAGCTGGTTCTGCCTGCTTTTCAGAAAGAGCTGGGGCAGTGTCTTGATCGAGGTCATAGTCATATCCATCTTGTCCAAATGGGGCCAGCTCAATCATTGCTGACTCTAGTCGATCTCTCCAACCAGCAAACTCTGGATCTTCAAGCAGATTTTCTAAATCTTCGCGAGATGCTCTAGAGAGAGCGTTTTCTATTACAGCATTTCTGTTGGCTACCCAGTCTCTAGCCTCGGATAGTACGCTATAAACTTCATCTGGCATATCATTGTCCAGCGCTGCTTTTGATAGCATGTCGGCTATGCCCTGGCGGTCATTGCTAAAAATAGCTTGGTCAAACTTGTCAAAAGTTTCTTGATATTTTTCTTGCAGCTCTGGTGAAAGGTTGCTTGGATCAATTTTTATGCGAGAATCAACTTCCGGTTGGTCTTGCCCTAGGTCTGGACCGACTTCTTGCTCGGCGATAAGATCGTTTACCCAGTCCTCGTCAAAGTCTGAAGGGCGTCGACCTAAATCGTTGGCGTATTCGAAAGCTTCTAGAGCGTTATCAAATACTTCTAGATCCCGGCTTTCAGCAAATGGGTCAGAGCCAGTAATTTCACCGACGATCCATTTACCGTTTGCGCCCTGCTCAACCGTATAGGTTTCTCCGTCCGGACCGTGGCCATCTTTGCGCCAAGAGTTGTCGCCATCTTTAGAGAAGTTATAGCCCTCACCAATAAGGCTTGGTGAAAGTTTTGACTTGTCTAGAGCGCCCGAATCCGTGGAGATTGCCTCTGGCTCGGGTTCTATTCCAACTTCTGGGTTGCCACCGGCTTCTGGCATGTCACCGAAATCAGCTCCGCTAGCAATAGAAACTTCTTGAACACCTGCCCAGTCTTGAGCCACACCCTTAGTGCGGCCCTTGTTGTCGGTAATTAAGAATGAATCTGGATCTGCTGGGTCAAATGCGTCACCAGCTCCGCTACCAGAAATAATTGGCTCGTCGCCACGCTCTTTAGCCTTGTCTATAAACTTTTGTGCGTCGTTAGAGTCAATCTTGGTTGCAGTAAACTTGCCGTCTTTGGTGGTGAACTTATTTCCAGACTTAGTCCAGTTATTGGGGGCGTCCTGCTTAGTCTTTAGGAAGTCATCTAGTTCGATTGCAAAGCGCTTGTCATCCTCTGCAACAACTTCCTTGCGGCCAGCTAGTCCCTTTACTGCACTCTTTGGTAGATATGCTTTGATGTTTTCACCAAGAGCTGCATCAACTTCGTAGATACCGTCTGGAATGTTTGGGTCGCCCTTGGATTCTACTTGGTAAGTATTTTCACCGCGGCCAGGTCCAACAATTCTTGGGCTGCTAGAAAAGAACTGTCCTCTGCTCTTGAAGAAAAGTTTTAGACGTCCAAACTCTCGAGCGAATCTACCCTTACGGTCGCGACGGCGAACAGCAGCAAGTGCCTTAGAGATAGCAGAACGCTGAGCAAACGAAAGATTAAACGCTGCAACTATTGGAAGTAGCTCTTCTGGCATTCTGCCAGCTGCAACCAGTGCTTCTGCTTTTAGGGTTTCGAATTCGGCTTCTACGTCATCTGCTGAATCATCTAGAGAGTAAAGCTTGCGAACTTGCTCCGCAGCTTCGGCGTCTAGGCGAGGATCTGCAGCCATCCAATCAGCTAGTGCATTTCTTGCAGCAGACGCAGTTACTGGAAGGACTCGCTTAACTCTTGGGTGGCCATCTGGCAAAAGTGCAGCATAACGAGCAGAGTCTTCGCTCATGTCATTTCTGTGCGCAAAGTCGGCAAACTCGACAGTAATAGCCATAGCCTTGCGATACCACGAGGCTGGATCATCATTAGTAAACTCGGTGGAAATAACGTAGTTAAGAATTGACTCGACTACCTGCTCTGGGTCAGGAATGTGGCGTGCAGAAGCTACTAAAGCATTCTCGTCTTCTAAGAACTTAACCAGCAGTTTTCGGACTAGATAGTCAGAATCCGAATAGGTATAAGTCTTGGAGTCTAGTGCGTTTCCTACAGAGGCAAAGAGAGCCGCGAGTCGTTGTTCCACTTGGAACCTTTCCTAAAGTGCCAGTCAGACAAAATCTAGTTAAATTTTATCTTATTCTTTTATTATCGAGTAGATTTGGGGTGAGACTTGGGAAGCAAGTCGTTATCGGTTGTGTACTTTGGGTTTTTGGGCTTACCAGTCTTTAACAAATGCAAATATGCATTAACTCTAGCCATCGCCCATGAATTACGGTTTTGGTCTGGACGGTGAGAAGTGGAGAATGCCCCCGCACCTCGACGGTAAACCGCCTTCAGAGTAGTTAGAGTTGCTCTTCTTCCATCTTTAGCATTCTTGTTGTGGGTCTCAACTTTTTTCTCTAGAGCCGAAATAATTGCGGCTGTAAAATTAACTCCCTTTCCAGTAGCGGCAGAGCCTTTTTTGTTTTTCTTGGATCCCTTAATCTGGTCTTTCTTTGGGGCAGGCTTTGAGCCGGCAGTAGCATAAATAGCGGCTTCAGCAGCAGGCACGCAATTGGGCACCATCTTGCCGTCTTTTTCCTTCATGCCAACTTGGACGTAACCCTCCCAGCAAGGGTCGCCTCCCTCAGCTGCGAAAAGCTCGATTTCCTCGTCGATAATCTCGGAGAGCAAAAGCGAATCAATTTCGTCGAAGTCTAGAAAATCTTCATAAGACTCATCGCCTCTAGACTTGGTAGAAATTGGTTCTGCTGGAGCACCGTATCCGCCAGAAAGCTCGGTCGAAACTCCTAATACTTCATCCTTGTACCCCATTAGCGGACCCCTAGATATGCCTTAATTTGCCATGCCCACTTCTTGTGCATGTCAATTCTTTTTGCTAGAAAGTCCATCAAGCCCCATTCATTGCACTCTTCGGCCAACTGAGAAGCTTCATACAGTCTAGAAATTAGAGCAGCGTTGACTCGAAGCGCAGATTGCAATAGAAACTGCTGAGAAGTTCCATCTAGTCTGTCCTCAGAGATTGGAGACAGCTCAACAAAGTCTGTCAAAAGATATGGAGCCGGGAAGCCAGACTTAAGAATGTTCTCTCCAACCTCATCGATTGTTGAGTCGAGATCTTCGTAGAGCTTTTTGTAGAAGTCGTGATATTCGCCAAAGTCTGGACCAATTACATTCCAGTGGTAGCCCTGATAAATAAATCTTGCTTTAACTGTGTCAGCGAGCAGCTCAGCGAGCTTTGCTGCCATTTGTGGATTCTTGTCGTGCATGTTAGACCTCTGGTTCTGCTAGCGGTGGCGTAGCTTCGGCTGGAGTAATTGGAGCTTCGGCTGGAGTCTCTGCTGGTTCAGTTGGTTCTGCTGCTGGTTCCCCACTCAATAGCTGATCGATTTCTGGGGGAATCGGAGCTGGATTAGCAGCCTGAGAAAGATCACGAGCTTGATTCATAACTTCCGGGGCCACTGCGGTAAGAAGTCCACTAGTTAGTTCTGGAGTAATCATTCCCTTCTCCAAAACAATTCTTAGAGCAAGTTCTTCCGGAGTTGGCGCATCCGACTCCGAGAATCCGTGAGCGCGTCTCCATGTGTTGTAGGAAACTGCCATCTTGTCGAATCCAGAGTCAGCATCTGCTGCACGGTCGTTGCGAGTAGCAACCTGAGATGGGTCATACCAAATGCAGATGTTTTTGACTTCTTCTGGAGTATATCCATTTGCAACTAGATATGGACGCAAGTACATAACAGTCAGTGCGTCAACGATAAGTAGCATCAGAGGCTCGATGTGTGCCTTGTAGAGGGCCTCATCAATCTGAAGTGCGTTGGAGTACTTAACGTTAGCAAGTCCTGTTACAACGTCCTTTGGAACATCTAGACCCTGCATGATGCGCTCTAGTACTCGGTCTGCACGCTGTGCAAGAGCTGGGTCGAAGGAACGCTCGAACTTAAACTGCTTGATCTTGTCACCAAGTTCTGCAGGACCACGAATGATTAACGGAACAACGGCGCTCGCAGAGTCCTCGTCCTTAATCGGAGTGGTCATCGCGTCGATTAGTTGGTCTTCAAACTCGTCGGCGGCTTCCTCTGGGTTGTACTGTTGGTTGTACTCCCCATTTTCGTCGTAAGGATAGTCAGGATCCGGAGCAGCCGCAACACTGAGGCCGTCCGGAAGATAAAGTGCACCAGCGTTGAGGCGTGAACGGGCAGTTGCACGGAAGGTGCGGTTTAGAAGTAGAAGCTCAGCGCAGAGATCTAGTAGACCACGGAGACTAGAGTCAGCTTCCTGAGTGTAGCGAGGATGTGAGCGCCAGATACGACCAACAAATGCCTTAGCTGGCAATACGATTGCTTCTCTATTTCCTTGTGAAAGCATAGACGCCGTTCCGCCACCAACTTCACGACGTGGGTTAATGATGTAGTTACCGCGCTGGTCAATTTGCAGTTCGTCGACTGAACGTACGTCCCACGACTCTGGAATTTGAGACCCAACTCGCTCTGGTAGCTGAACCAAATAGCATTCACCAGTAACCTGAAGGTTTAGTGCAGCATCTTTTAGTAGTCCAGACTGTCCACCGAACGCAGAGCTAAGTCTGTCGAGTGCACGCTGGGCCGCCTGAGCCAACTTATCGTCAATTTTTTCTGAAATCTCTACTGGCGCTGGAGTTTCACTTGCGCTATTGATTCCGGCAACGTAAAGACGAATACGAGACACAACAGACGCTACTAAATTAAACGCGTACTTAATTTCACCGATTGAGTCATAGTATTCCCAAGCTTCTGTCTGCCAAGAAGTAGAAGCTGACTGCCGACGAGCTTTAAATAGCTCGGCTTCACCTTTATCCTGCAGATTAACCTGAGCAGCGGCTGCAGTTAATGGACGAGGAGCATTAAAAACCTGAGGCTCGGCATAGACGATGCCGAAAGAGTCAATTGAAACACCAGGCGCAACCCGAGTAGCATTCTTCGGTGCAGATGCAGTTACAGCAGGTCTAGTCTCACGCTGCTTCGAGGGTTGCTTTTTAAAAATAGCCAAAGTTGGCTCCTACCTACTTGTTTTCAATCCAGGCTGAGATTAGCCCAATCGCTGCGGAAATAGCCAAGACTAATGATACCACAAAGGTTAGTTGGGGTAAAATTGAAATACCGACAACAAATGCTAACGAGACCCAAAAACCTGTGCACCAGTTGCAAGTTATCAAATATCCAATTTTTGTGTTAGGCGGGAACTTAGACCAAACTTTTTGTCTAAATCCGTCCGCAATCGCGTCAGTTGTGATCAAATGCGTTAGCCTATAGGCACCAAGAGCCAAAATAACAAAATTTATTGCAGTAATTTCCATATCAATCCTTACTTGAAGTCAGGGTCTTGTATGGATTCCAGCCTCTGAGCCTGGAGCCGCATCCGCAACCCGTGTCTTTCTTGAATGCTAGCATCTTTCCGCTCTGAGTTACAACCCAAGAATCCGTTTTAGGGTCGTCAGACGGGATGTACGTCTCATATGCTTCTCGAAAAACGATTTGCGGCCCTTGCGGGGAGTCCTTGGCCACAACAATGACTTCATCAGTAATTACCACCCTTGTTATCTCTAGATAAGTAGTTCCTGGGGTAGGTTCGAAGCTCCGCATGGTGGTTACATCATCAATTTTGCCTGGTCCAACGGCTGCCAAATGGCAAGGGAACCTATCCAGAAGTATTTTCACTATCTTACCCTAAAAATTTTGCCTAGAGGGCGAGTATTTGGGTTAGTTACGCCTAGTTTTCGATCAGCGAAGCTCTTTGCACGAATTTTTCCACCCGAGAAGCCAGGTGGTGGCTTAATTAGAAGCGCAGTGAGGGCGTGAACTAGTGCGTCGACGCGGTCAGGTGACTTAGAAGCGCTTTCCGGGATCCAAGAATACATCTGAGACTCTAGATCTTGCAAATAGCCGACGTGATGGACTCTTTTTTGCTCATAAGACAAAACTACTGGCTCTGCTCTGAGGGCTTTACCGTATTTAGAGTGTACTTCGAGGACCTTAACAGTTGGGTCAATCGCATTGATGGCATTTCGTACGAGAGCGCCACCCTGATTAACCTCGGCAACGACGGGACAACCCCACTTACGAGCCATTTCCACAACCCTACGGGCCCAGGTGTCTGGGGAACCATGAACTGTAGCGTCTTCAAGAACCCAAGCATTGCGCTTATAGAGGTCATGTTCTGCAGTCGCAGCGCAGACAACAATACCGCATTCGTCGCGGGGATTCTCAGCAACCGAAGGGTCCACGCCGATAATACGAAGCGGAGTGCTTGGAGGGTAAACCATTTCTCTAGCTGATTCAACCATCTCTTCATTCCAAAGTGCTCCTTCGATGTCGTCGAGCATCTCTCCATAAAGCTCTTGGCGAGCAAGGGTAGTTCCCTCGTAAACGCCAGTAATTGTGTCTAAGTAAGCCTGCGAAAGGTTTCCAGCATTGTCCAGCGTAGATCCCTTAGTGATTACAACTTTTGAGCCACCAGGACGATCAGTGCGTGACTCTTCAATTAGTTTGTAAAGTAGCGGTACGCGCTTTGGCGTGGTGGTACAAACAATCTGCGGGTTCTTGCCAAGACGCGTACCAACGCGAAGGTTGTCAAACGCGGTCATACCTGCGGCATCTGGAGTCTGACGCCAAGCTGCAATCTCATCGCCCCATGCGTGGGTGAACTGAGGACCACGAAGCGAGTCGGGCTCATCAGCAGTAAAAAGAGTGGCAGTATTTCCGTTTGGCCAGGTTAGGCGTCGCTTCGAAGGCTCGTAGTGTGGCTTCTCTGACGGAGGAGAAACAGCAATAATTCCAGATTCACCTTCAACAATAACGTCACGAACGTCAGCTGCAGTACGAGCAGCGAGGGCAAAGCGACGCTGGCCATCTTTGGTGTACTTAGCTTGTTCGCGGACCCACTCGGATGCAAGACGGGTCTTACCAAAACCACGACCAGCCATAACCAGCCAGACGTTCCAATCGCCTTCAGGGGCTTTCTGCTCTGGACGCGCCCAGACTGACCAATCCCAAACCAAGGAATCGGGGTCCATCCCAGCGAGGATTTCTAGACGCTCTTCCTCTGGAAGGAGAGCGAGCTGTTCCATAATGCTTTTACCCATAGGGTACTAGTGTACATCAATTGTGGACCTGGCGGGAATTGAACCCGCGTCCGATAAGCAATTCATTGTTCTTCTACGTGCGTAGGCAGATCCAATACGGCTTAGATATCGATCTGCCAAAAGATCTAAGTCGTTACCACTCTTTAAAGTCTTGTGGGAGAGACTTTGGTTGTTCTATTTATTTAAAACCTGCGGTGCTCAGTTAGAACTACTGCTGCCGGAGGTGCACTGCTAAGCAGCTAGTGCGAATGCGGACTGTGTGCCGTTTATATTTTTTGTTCCCGATTCAAGAGTTACAGGATTCTCTGCACGCTTCACCAATTTCAGACTCACCGTCGAAACCAGTCAGGCCCTTATTTAGTTATCTTCCGCGAGCGCTGCCGCGTCTTGTTGTACTTGGATTTACTCCCCTTTGAGTTTTCATCTGAAATTTAGGTCCATTCTGTTGAATAGGAGTTTTTCTTTCAGACTTCCCCTTGGGGAGTTTTTTCTTATCTTTGTCCATAGCAAAAGTATAGCACTATGAACCTAGGCTACCTTAAAAATGACATTCAAAACAGATCTAGCATCATGATTCACGGGAGAAGCCGAAGCGTGGTAGTAGTTAGAGTCAAATAGAACATAGCGTCCACCCGAGGGCGATACAGACTGCTTCTCGCTCAGTAGGGTGCTATTCATAGAGGGGGAATATTTTTCATTGAAAAATCTTGTGTCTCCATCGGAATCTTCGATGTAGTAAAGAAATGACATGTAGTCATCAGAGGTATTGTCGACGTGGATGGTGTGATGGATCCCGGAGTATGAGTAATCTTTTCTAGTAAAAATGTTTGCTCTAAACATAAAGATTTCTCCGATAGAAACCCCGTGCTGGCTCAGCTCTTTTTCTAGAAAAGATAAAACAATTTCATATAGCCGAGCAGTTGGTTCAATGTACCCAGAAAAATAGAAAGTTTCTTTTACTTGGTTAGTTTTTATAGAGATTGGATCATCATCGTACATACGATTAGTCATATCACTGTATTGCCAATTAATTGGCTCTTGAAAACCAAAAACCAAAGATTTTATTTGTTGGCTAAATTCTGAGCCAACAAGTTCATCACTAACTAAAAACATAGTCCTCCGCTCCCCTCCGTGGACTCGAACCACGAACCTACGAGTTAACAGCTCGTTGCTCTGCCATTGAGCTAGAGAGGAATGTTAGTTCTCAAACTTGGCAAAGTAAGCGCCAGTGATTGGAAACTCTTTGTGATCTATGATACCAGGAAAAGCTTCTAAAATTCTAGCTGTATTCCAATCTTCTTCGTGGTGAATCTCGAATGGATTTCCAAACTCTGCACCCTGCGGGTAGTGAATGATTGGAATAGTGATGATTGCGTACTTCGCCGCGCTAGCTGTCTTTGCCCAGAGTTCTTTGGCTTCGGCTTCCGGCATGTGCTCTAAAACATCGCCAAAAACTACTAAGTCGTATGCAAAGTCATCCCAGAGTCTTGCGTCCTGGTTAAAGACATTGTTGTACTTGTTTTGTAAATTGAATTGAGCAATGTAAGGCTCCCAGGCTTCAATTGCATCGATAACAACCGAGCCACCAAAAACGCTTTTTACCCTTTGACCAAAGTTGCCGTTTCCAGCCCCCACGTCAAGAATTCTTTTTGGTTCAATTTCCTTTAGCTTTTGCATAACCCAGCTGTTATTAGCGCTATCTGAACCTGGCATCCTGATCCTTTGTTAGTGGCCGAACCCGAGTCTATAGTGACCGATGTGATCGGTTATAGGCTCGTCATTTTCTGTTCCTAGATAGGATGATTTATATCCAAGAGCAAAAACTTTTTTAGAGAACGCAATCTCCGATTGACTCTCTGCTGGCCACCCAACCCGAGCAACCTTAATCGGATAGATGTTTGGGTTAGCCGACCAATAAAAAGAGTTTACAGCGATAGTGTTTTTATCTTCTCTATATTCTATCGGATAACCCCTTTTTCTAATTGAATCTATTAGATCGGTGCCTAGGTGTTCCCATTGGTAGACCGGGCTTCGTTTAAAAACAATTTGAGCCAGATCCTCGTTGTTGTCGAGTATCTCTGCAATAAGATTTATATCTAGTTTTGATTTTAGAACAAAATCATCTTCGGTATGTAAAACATAGTCGCAGCCAGACAAAATAGCTTGATCAAAGCAGTTTTGCATGGTAGTTGTGTAACCCAAATTTTTATCGGAGTAGCGAACAACTGCCGCCGAGGGGTATTCTGTTTTTAGCCAGTCGTGATACTCCTGGTTTCCGGAATCATCAACAATTATCTCTTTTTCAATTTTTCCAACAATATTGTCGTACCAAGACTGTCGCGCTGCTAGTAGTAGATCTTTTCGTCCGTTAGTGGGAGTAATCCACGCTATTTTCTTTGGCGCAGTCAATTTACTATTTCTTGAGTGTGACTAGTCTGCGCTTAACAGCATCAAACACTTTTGGGCGCTTCTTTGAAGCTTTGCCGTTCTTGCGGTCAGTTGTTGTCTTTACAGCAGCTGGAGCAGCCTTCTTATTTTTTCCCATTTTTCTCCTTAGAAGTTTTTACGATGTCGTAATTATAGTTGTTGGAGTCCTCGGTTGTCCACTTAGACGCGTCTTCTACGTCCCACTTTCTGGTATTGACAAGCCGGTCAATTAATTTCTGGCCAGGCTTAGTGACCATGGATGGCTCAAAAAGAAGGACGCGGTTATTGGGCTGAATAGCAAAGTTGCCATCATCGCGAAGGATTACGTGGCCACACTTGTGTTGGTCTGGGTTCTCAGAGTAGCCAGAGTCAAGAATGTTCCACTCGGGTGTGTGCCAGTCCAACGTAAATAAATACTTGCCTAGGATTTTATTTTTGTCACGGTCGATGTATTGCATCTTCATGTTGACCATGTTTTGAAACTGAGTCACTGCGATGTATGGACTGAACGAGTTCCATAGGACCAGATTATGAATATCTACTTCTGGAACCCCGGGCTCGGAACAAAAAGCGGAAATTGGCATACGCCACCACAGTCCGCCATCTTCCATAAGGAAGTGAAATAGTGGAGATCTGCCCTGAATGCTAGCAACGCCGAAAATAGTTACTGGAAAGTATTTATCGTGAGAATCCTGCTGGTCACGAAGATAGTTGCCTCGTACGTAGGCTTCAATTGGTGGGATGTTTGCATTTAGTTCGGGCACAGAAAAAGTATAACACCCCTACATTTCTGCAGGGGTGTTAAGAGTGAGAAGATGGATTGCCTTTTACCACCAGGGCCTAGCTATTACGGTCTCTGTAAGATCCGCTTTTGAGCCCACCAGACGTTTAGTAGCTAACTGTCCCGCTAAGGACCGCCTGTGCCTTACCCGCCCATATAGCTTTCGGGTTATTCAGCCACACTCCAGCTCTCCCGTCGGATTGCTGTTGGTATCAGATTAGCACAAAGTTTTTAGTTTTTCAACCACTGTTCGCCCAGAGCGTAAAAAATCTTTTTGTTGTACTCAAAGGCCAGGATTACTTCCTGAATAAATCGGTCGTAGTCCTTAGGGTCAATTAGGGTGTCTAGGTTTTCTCGGTAAGTTTCTTTGTAACGAACGCGATCCCCGATGTCGTCGAAGTCATAGAAGGATAAGAAGTTTGGTGGAATCGAAAGGTTACGTGCAACAAGCGCACCTATTGCCTGTCCGCCGGAAAGGTCTCCGAGGTAGCGGGTGTAGTGGTGAGCAACTAGACGAACCTCGTCCTTGAGCTTGATAATCTTCTTGATGTGCTTAACGTAAGCAATAGTTTCGTTGAGAACAATCCTGGTACCGATGTACTCAAGATCTGCAATGATGCGCTCGAAACGGTCGAGGCGTCTGTCAAAAAATGGCAGCTTTCCTTCCCATTTTTCTAAAGCTTCATAGATAGGGGCAAGCTGAGCAATGTAATCGAAGTATGCCTCGGAGGGCAGATCGCCCTTCATAAGGGCAACCATAAATGGACTGCGCTCGGCCTCTAGGTGTACTTCCTTAGAGGACTCTCTTACTAGTTGCGAAAGCAAGGTTCTCCTTAGTGGTTTGGATAAATATTCTAACATAAGAAAAACCCCTGCCGAAGCAGGGGCTTTCCTTTAGTTTGATTTAGAGTAGGTCGAACCTATCGTTATTCATTACTTTTTCCCAAGCGGCAATGAAGTCGATAACTAACTTTTCCTTGCCATCGTCCGAGGCATAAACCTCCGCGTAGGCTCGCAGAACCGAGTTCGATGCAAACACTAGATCTGCTCTAGATGCAATCCATTCAAGATCCTGAGTTCTTCTGTCACGACCTTCGTATAGATTGTTTTCGATCGGCTTCCACTGAATGTTCATGTCAAGAATATTGACAAAGAAATCATTGGTTAGTACGCCAGGAGTGTTAGTTAGCACACCGCGATCTTCAGTAGATACGCCTAGAACACGAAGACCTCCGTACAAAGCAACCATTTCTGGGGGAGTCAGTCCGAGCAGGGTTGCCTTGTCAATCAGCAAGCGATCAAGTGAGTCAGCATACTTCTTGTGGGACCAGTTGCGGAATGCATCTGCAACGGGGTAGAGGTGATTGAAGGATTCAACGTCTGTCTGCTCTTGAGTTGCGTCTCCGCGACCGCCCTTGAACTCTACAGAAATTGGAATTCCGGCTTCGGCAGCTGAAGCTTCAACTCCCATGTTTCCAGCGTAAACCGTAATGTCTGCAAGTGAAATGTTGATTCCCTCTGCAGCCAAGTCTTCTTTAACCTGCTCGAGAGATTGTAGAATGTCCTCGAGGCCGTGGTTAACTGGCCAAGAACGCTGTGGCTCTAGGAATAGTCGAGCACCGTTTGCTCCACCGCGCTTGTCGGTGTTGCGGTAGGTAGAAGCAGACGCCCATGCAACAGTTACAACATCTGCAATAGTTAGTCCGGAGTCGTCAAGCAATTCTGCTAGGCGATCTAAGTTTTCTTCAGACGGAACTACACCAGCAGGAATTGGATCCTGCCAGATTAGAACTTCAGCTGGAACTTCTGGTCCGTGATAGCGTGCGCGTGGTCCCATGTCACGGTGGGTGAGCTTGAACCATGCACGTGCAAACACGTCAGTGAAATAATCAAAGTCCTCTAGGAACTTGCGAGAGATGCGGTCATACTCCTCATCTCCGAAACGGAGAGCAAGGTCAGTGGTTAGCATCTTTGGCTTTTCCTTCTTGCCGATTAGGTGAGCGTGAGGAACCATGTCCTCGGCGTCTACCTCACCTACTGGAACCCACTGGGTCGCACCAGCTGGAGACTTAGTCTGCTCCCACTCGTACTTGTAAATCAAGCGTAGGTAGTCGTTGTCCCAGCGAGTTGGGTTAGGAGTCCAAGTAACTTCGAGACCAGAAGAGATTGTGTCTTCCGAGTGTCCCTTGCCCTGTGAGTTCTTCCAACCAAGACCAACTGCAGCTAGATCATCAACTGCCTCTGGCTCTGGTCCAACTTGCGATGCATCACCAGCACCGTGAGTCTTACCAAACGCGTGTCCACCAGCGATAAGTGCAACAGTCTCTTCGTCATTCATTGCCATACGGCCGAATGTGGTACGAATGTCTGCAGCAGCTAGCTTGAAGTCGGGGTTGCCATCTGGTCCCTCTGGGTTTACGTAGATAAGTCCCATCTGCACAGCAGCTAGTGGGTCCTCTAAAGTTTCTGCATCGCGGCTTGCGTCGTAACGCTTGTTGGCTAGCCACTCAGTCTCGTTGCCCCAGTAAGTGTTGTCTGGCTCCCAGACGTCTGCACGTCCACCAGCAAAACCGAAGGTCGGGAATCCCATGTCTTCGAGTGCAACGTTACCTGCAAGAATCATTAGGTCTGCCCAGCTGAGCTTGCGTCCATACTTCTTCTTGACTGGCCACAATAAGCGGCGAGCCTTGTCTAGGTTTACGTTGTCTGGCCATGAGTTAAGTGGAGCAAAACGCTGTAGTCCTTCTCCACCGCCACCACGTCCGTCAGAAACACGATAGGTTCCCGCAGCGTGCCATGCCATACGAATGAATAGCGGTCCGTAGTGACCGTAGTCTGCTGGCCACCAGTCCTGAGAGTTAGTCATAACCTCAGTGATGTCAGCCTTAACTTCACTCAGGTCTAGAGTTTTAAACTCTGCAACATAGTCAAAGTCAGGATCCATTGGATCGCTCTTTGGGTTGTGATGAAGTAGCGGCTCTAGGCTAATCTGATTTGGCCACCAATCATTGTTTGTGGTGCCAAGTGATGCACTAGCTCCACCTGCAGTTCCGTGCGGAACCGGGCACTTTGCAGTGCTGTCATTTACGTTGTAGTTGCTCACTACTTTTCCTCTCCTGTTTCTAGATTTGCGCAGACTGCTCTAGCAATTGTGTCTGCAAACATTAAATTTTCTTGTTCTGTTGTGTAGTAGACTCCGCCAATTTTGTCAAACTGTAAAGGCTTGGCTTCACCGGCAAGAATCTGATTTACACGAGCTGCTACCAGCATAGCGAAGCTCTCCTGAATTTCGGATCGATCAAAATGATCTTGAAAGCTCCTAATTTTAGATAGCCCTGTTCTGCTTGATAACTGGGTTATAAACCTTGGATTTCGCGGTTTTAGCCTTGAGATATCCATATCTAACTAAACGGAACCGAATAGCGCCGTTAGTAATTCCCAGGCGCTTTGCTAAGCGGTAAAGAGTTACTCCTTCAACCTTATGAGCGTGGTTCAGTAGGCGCGTGTATTCCTCTGCCTCTTCGCGGTATTTCTTGCCATTGGCTCGAACCTGCTGGGCGTAAGGCTGCAGCTCAAGTAGTCGGGCTAGCGTCTCTGGAGACGGCTCAACGTACTCGCGCTTCGGGCGCTCTTCCTTTTTTGGAGGTTCTGGAATTTCCACCCCAAGGTCGAAAGAAAACTCCTTAGCTAGCGCTTCGTTAGCGTTAGCAATCTGACGGATCCGCTCTCGGGTAAGACCGGATGCATTAGAGATGGCTTCGTAGGTCCAGTTGGCATCAACCAGCTGCTTAATCAAGTAGTCGCGTTCGGTATTGTCGGCGGCTTTCTTGAATGCCTTGCGAATTGATTCTGGTAAACGCTGATTCTTCTTGATGTATTTTTGTTCGTCACTCACGGTCGTCATCTCTCTACTTTCTTGTCGTAAATTTTCTTTTAAACTTTTGAGTATCTTCAGTCAGGGTGATTGTGTAATCACTTGTAGCCAAATCTTCATAAGTTGACGCAACCTGAACATCGGTTACATGAACCATAGATTCAATGAGGTTAGTCATTCTTTTGATCTCATTTACATCCGAGTCCATGGGACATCTAATTTCGACAACGCAGTCTGTCATATCAAACAAACCGCTGGTTGCCAGTGAGTCCCTTAGGTCATCGTAATTTTTTACTTTTAGTTGCATCATTTCCTTTTGTGTCATCAATCAATACGTCATGCATATCTGCCGGCGAACCAATCAGAGTAACAATAACTGTAAAGACAGATATTGTCAACCATAAAAAGATTAAAATTCCTAAAACTATAAAAATAATTTCAAGCAGCATTACTAGCTCGTTTTTGTGCTCAAGACAGCGAGCGCGATAGAACTAATAGCAGACGCCACAACTAACGGAAGCGGCGCTGCTAGTGCAGCCAAAACGATGGACGCAACTACTAGCAGGATAGAAAAAACCGAGGTCCATACGATGGATCGTAGGAATAGATAAAGTTTCACTTTTTGTCTTTCTTTGTCGTTTGAGGGTAGACAACTCCGAGGAGGGGTCCGGGTGTGGCTTTGCGGCGTCTACGGAGTTTTAGTCCGACCGCAATGTTTCGGACCAGGCGTACTAAAACCGGTCCGGCGATTATTAAAACGATGGCACTGTATCCGAGCCATGAAATGAATGTTTGAAGTTCCATGGCTTCAGCTTAGCACTAGTAGCGGATATACACAACCGTAATATTTTTAGAGGCAAAATCCTCGACGCGCTCCAATACCGTATCGGCTCTGGAGTTCTTGGAGTGGATAAACATACCGCCACCCATGTACACACCGATGTGGAAAGCATCTTTGTTACGTCCGTACTTGAAAGCAACTAGGTCACCTGGAATAGGGGCGTCTACTTTAATGCCTCCGCGCATCTGTTTGGTGGCAGAGTGCTCTAGGTCTATACCTCGGTAAGTTTTGTAGAACCACATCGTAAGTCCAGAGCAATCCCAGCGTTTGGGGTCGTCTCCGCCGAACCCCCACGGGGTTTTTCCTACATACTCGGACAGCTCGATGAGGGCCTGGTCCATAGAAACATAGATTTCCCGCTGTTGAGCAAGTTCAATTTCTTTTTGTTCTTTCATCGCAGTGATGGTGAACTCTTTAGCTTCAACAGTTGACTCTAGCTCGTCAATTTTGTTTGTTAGTCTCCCAATGTTTGGGATTTGGACAAGTATGTCAGCTTCCCGCTGAAGCGGGACCCTGTTTGTCTGCTCGAGTGGTTGAGGCTTTATTATTGGCGCAAACATCGAACCGGCTGCCTCCGCTGAAGACGAGTTCACGTCGTACATCGGAGTTGAACCAGACACAAATAGTCCAGTCAAAATGAGAATGGTATAGAACCCATCCTTTTGCTTTTTGCTTAGTTTCTCTAACATCGACCTACCTTTCCTTGCGTTAGTACTTGGTCTTATTTAGTTGTGGGGTACAGATTAGTAGGGGCGTCTACTGTTTGTCAAGTTGGATTTTATAGAAAGAGGCGCTTATACATAGCGCGATAGGTGACGCCCGCTGCTTCGGCCAGTTCACGAACCGAGACGTTATTTTGGTGGAGCCGCTTGCATAGGTCTGTTAGACGCTGGTTTGCAACGGCGGGAGCTGACGTCGAAGCCATCCGTGAACGATAGCCGCGAGCCAGGGGGGAAAGATGGCGGATCTGGTCTAGGTCACCTTGTGGGATTCCCGGGGACTCAGGGCGTACCTTCTGGTACCCGCCTTCTGGGGTTTTTAGTCTTGGAGTCGGAATAGGGGCGTCTGTTAAATTCAGGCCCTTAGCCTTCAAGACCCAGGATCGGACAGTCGATCTTGGATGCCTCGGTTGTAGCGAATCCCCGATGGTCTGGAGGGACCACCCTGCGTTAAATAACGCCGCTACGCGCTCTATGCGCTGCTCTCCCTTGAGCGTGTTTAGGAACTCCACCTCGTGAGGGGGGAGCTGCTGTCCACGTGCTGTTCTTCGAGACATAGGTTCTATTTTACGTGCTGTTTTATGGTACTAGGGAGAGAAACGCCCTTTTTTGAACATTAATTTAAGTTTTAGTACCCTTGGACATTTTTTCTAAAAATTGGGTAGCCGGTAATAGGGGCGTTTTTAAAAGGGGGGAGGGGGTAATTTTTAAATTAAGGGGGGTGCTATACTCGGTGGCATGGCTATCCCAAAAAAGATTTGGCAGACGTGTAACTTTGAAGAATCTGACATTCCAGAGTACATAGAGGTCATCAGGCGCAGCTGGATAGATCTAAATCCGGGCTGGGAATATCAGTACATGAGCGAAAAAGATTGCATAGAGTTTTTAGATCAGCACTACGGCCCCGATCGGGTGGACGCGTACAGGGGAATAACTAAGGGAGCTCTTAAGGGGGACTACTGGAGGTTCCACTGCATCGCTAAATTTGGCGGGGTGTATGCAGACATCGATGCTAGGTGTCTTGTCCCTCTAGACTCTTGGTTCGATCCCTCGAAAAGCTTTGTTGGCTGCAAAGAGTTTGACGGCGACGGAATTTACACGTTTTGTAGTTGGTTTTTCGGTTCCACGGCTGGCAACCTTTGGGTGTCAGAAATTGCCGACATAGTTCATGATAGAGTTTTTAGTAGTGCCCGAACAACTGACGGTAAGTTTTTTACTGCGTCCATACTAGAAACTTACTACTCATACATTGACTACATGAAAAACTTAGAGAGCCTAGAAAGTTTCCGAGACGCCGCTACTGTGTATGGCCAAGCTGACATTCGACAGCTAGTCGAGCACAAGTCAGCTAGCTGGGATCACTGTGAAAATGACTCTGAATTTAGGGAGATCCCAGAGAGCTACTACTGGGACTGTGGAGACAATGTGAATCTGAAGATTTACAACAATGGCTACAGCAGTGCATCGTTGCCAGGGAAGTTCGAGAGAAGCTAATGGCTTTTTCATTAATTGCCGAAAACCCAGAGCAGAGAGAGCTGTCAATCTTTAACAGGAGCGCTTGGATTTGGCATCCTTTGTGGGAGTACGTGGAAACCAAATACCCAGAAATTGCCGATGCTGTCAAATACGGGCACTCAAACGATGGCGATGGACTTTCTGGGGAGAATTCAAAAAAGCTGGGGCTGCTAATAAAGAGCGATGTAGAGAGCGGGGTTGCCCGAAAGTATGTTGAGGAATTTAACGCCTTCCTAGATTCGCTAGAAGACACGACCTGTCCTCGATGTCTTGGATTTGGCCTTAATCGGATAGGGATACTAAAGGCTGGATCTTCTCAGTGCATTAAATGCAGCGGCACTGGAAAAGCAAGACCACCTGTCTGTAGTTACTGGATGAGAGAATCGGATCTCGATTCTTTCGCGGAGTTCCTAATAAATTGCGGCGGCTTCAAGATAACCTAAACGTCTGCACTTAGATAAAAACTAGTACCTTAACGTCAACTGCTTTTGACGGGTGAGAGGGCAGCGCTATGTTTTGGAACGTGTGAAATTTGTTTCCTAAATTGACGGGGGTTCGGTCATCAAGCATTGCTTCTTGAGATTTTGGGAAAAATTATTTGTTTGGAGAGGGGTAATTGTTTATGTTGTTTGATTTGCTAATCAAAAAACAATTCATTAGTTAGGTTGCTTGTCTATTGTCTAATTGAGGCTAGGTTGGGTTCTAAGGGGTCAGAATTGTAAGCTGGTATCCTTGTGAGGGTCAATCAGTTCTAGGGGCATTACAGGGCTAACCAGGGGCATTTTTTGATTTACCGCAGAGGGGTAATCAAAACTAATCACCTAAAAAATAATCCAAGGCAGAAAGAAATTACCGGTCAAGATTTATTTTGCTTGTTTGGGGGCGGGGTCCGCAATAAAAACTCTAATGATCATTGTTTATCAAAAGTAAAAAGTAAAACCCCTAGGGGATACCTAGGGGCTTACCGCAAACCGCAAAGACTATCGGCGATAGGTTGCCACTAACTTAGTCACAATCCCTAAACCGCAAACCGCATAGCCTAAACCAATAATCCAGGGCAACACCGCAAAGCCAAACTCGCTTAGGTCATTGTCCATTAGTAGGTAATAGCCATCAACCGCAAACACCGTGGCAACAACACCGCCAACTACTGCCACCGCCGAAAGAGCTTTCATTTGACTACCCGCCAAGACTTTACAAACCCAATCCGGTATTGCTCATTGTAGTAATAAGCGACACCCTCTAGGTGTGCTGGGTCAAAGCTTGGATAGATGGTTGTTCCATTGCTTAGGGTTACCTCTAGTGTCATTTCTTTTTTCCTTTCTCCGTAAGCCTTTTGGCTTATGTAATAAGCATAACGGCAGAGTTTTATTTGTCAAGTGTTTCGCATAAATTTTTATAACATTTTGGTAACAGGATTTATGATCCATAAGTTGCTTACCACAAATAAAAACAAACCCCTAACCGCTTGGGCTAGGGGTTGCTTTTAGTCTGCCTTACTCTTTGGGTAGGGTTAGGGTTAGAACATCAGTAAAGCGGGTTAGAGCCTTGTAGGCTTCTGGGTAGGCAACCTCGAAAGTATCCCAATCGCCAACCGAACGGCGAACGCTTGCGATAATCTCGGCGATAATCTCGCCATTGTCATTAGCAATTGGGGTGGCAACATTTCCAGTAGCCTCTAGAACCGCCTTGCGAATAGCACTCTCACGCTTTGCCAGAACATCTTTCTCTGCCCTAACAACCGCTAGTTCCTCGATTAGAGAAACAACATCAACCTTTACTGCTTGAGCCATTTTGGCTTCCTTTCTTCATCAAGCATTTTCGCTTGTGTAGCAAGCCTAATGGGGTGGCTTTTATTTGTCAAGCCAATCCGCAAAGTTTTTTATAACATTTTGATAACGGCATTTATCAACCATAAAAAGAAACCCCCCGCATTTCTACGGGGGGCTTCTTCTTACTGCCTAATAATTCTCATTTACCCAATCAACTAATTCTTCCATTGTGTCTGCCTTTGCCATTTGGTCTAGGAAATCCTGGTTCTCCAAAAGTAGATTTGGCTCCACATAAGTTTCACCCGAAACCATAGAAACAATTGTCCTAATGTTTAGGCTTGCTAACAACTGCCCTGAACCCACCATTTTTATCCTTTCTTTGGTGTATCTGAAACTTACCATAACGGGGTGACATTATCAAGCAACACGCCGAGATCCGATTAGATCCAAAAAACAAACCCCGCTGTTAGGCGGGGTTGCTTTTTGCTAATTACTTTTTGGCTTCTTCTTCCGCCACTCGCCTAGCAACCTCTTTGAGAATTGCCTTTTGGTCTTTCTCTGACAAGGTTGCCCATACCCAACCAAAGGCGTAGGGGTAGCCTGAACCCCCAATGCTTTGAGTTTCGGCGTATTTGATTAGTGGTGTGCTGTCCATTTTTGCCTTTCTTCTTATACCCAAAGACTAATTCCCCTACCCAACTCTTGTCAAGCAAGAAATGATAACAATTTGATAACAACCCACTAATAAAAAATCCCCGATCCGGATCGCTGTCCAGGATTATCGGGGAAATCTAAAACTACTTTTTACCGCTTGGCGTGTCTGCCACCACCCTTAGGCTTTCCAAACATCTTCACCTTTCGGCTAGTGTCTGCGTGTCTGCCTACGCCCTTAGCGTGTCTGCCTTTTTTCATTTTGATTTCCATTAGTTTCCTGTCCTTTCTATGAAATCGAAAATCTGTCTGGAAAATGTTACCGCAACAATCCAACCGAAAGCAACCGCAATCAAATTGCTTAGGAATAATCCAATGCTTGCGTAAGAGTTAGCGAGTAGTGCCAGACCAAAATACAATCCGCCATACATCACCAAAACAATCGGGGTTGTGACTACCGAGAGAACCAATCTTCTAAGTGTGTATTTCATTTTTATCCTTTCTTCTTGAGTAAAGTCTTACATCAGACAATAACCTTGTCAAGCGACACGCCAAACTTTCTAATTATTTTTGACCGCGTATTTGTCTCGCATTTTGTTTAGGTGCTCAATCTTTTTTTGGATTTCCGCAATCTTGATTTCGGCTTCCATAATCTTTAGGTCATACCTAGCCACCATAGCGGGTGCGTGCTTAGACTTTGGACCAACTCTAGAGGCAACACTCTGCTCTTTCTTACACACTCGGCAATGGCTTCTACTCTTGCCAGACTTGGTTACATAGTGATAGGTGTCGTTGTGTCCATACCTACAGCTGTTACTTTTTGGTTTCATAAGTAAAAAATACTACACGGAAACTTGGCTGTCAAGCTCGACATTAAAATAATTTAGGTCTATGCTTTGGGCAATAATCAGCCCAAACTTAGGGTGGAATAGCAACACTTCACCATCAGCGAGCGCCGGATAGTCCCAATCCTCAGGTTCGAAAGAGTGTTGATAGATCACCCGATAAGACTGATTTAGATCGGAAAACTCTAGATCCATAGATCTCCGGCTAGGGTATTCGGCGATCCAAGGGATCCCGCTTGCTAGATCTCTAACATAAGCGAAAGTAGCCATTATCTATTCCTTAGCTTGTCTAGGGGTGAGCCAGATAGGCGTGCCTCTAACCTATCAGCTGCTTCTTCGTAGCCCTCAAAGACTTCGTTGTCTGTATGGAAATACCATTGGTTTTCTTCTTCGTTCCAGACATCTCCATTATCAAAGTTTATGGAAGTGTCGTAGTCCATTTGGAAAGTTCCGTCCTCATTTACTATGACTATAAAGTGATATTGCTTAGCCATTTTTCTATCCTTTCTTTGTTTAAAGCCTAATGGCTATTTGGTATTTGTCAAGCTTCTTTGGTGGTGAGTTTTTCGTGGATCGTCGCGTTATCTACAATCCAATAATCTAGTTCGTCATTGTCTTTGTTCTTAGCATTTTGGTAATCTTCTTCCGTGGCAAAATACTCAAAGAACTTTCCGTGTTCATCTTCCTCTGTCCATTTTTTGCCCACCATTACCCAGGTGCTAATAGGTCTTTCCGGTTCATCTTTCCAGACAATAAATACCATTCTTTGATCAGCCACCATCATTCCTCCCCAAAATTGTCTTTTTCTATCTCAGCAACAACTTCATTTTTGCCACTCAAAATTGCCTCGACATACTCATACCTGTCACCATCAGACATCTCAACAAGCTTTGCCCATTGGTCGTTTGTTAGTTGGTTTGGTTCGAATGATAGGTGATTACCTCCACCATAACTTCCGTCATCTGCTACCCAAGCCATTACTCCTCCTCCACAAATACAATTTCCACTTTGACAATTCGTTCCCCCATACCCTCTACCTCTGCGTAGTGTCCATAGACAGGGTAATAGCCATCACCAAGACCAGACCTAAAGACAACACCAATGCCATCATGTCCTAGCTCATACTTTAGCTGTCCGCCTTGTAGGGTTTCGTCATCAGTAGTTTTACAGACACCGCCATAGGAATACTCTCCCGCTTCGCCGACATTGTATTCAGTATCTTTCCAATAGCTCAGGTAGCAAGGGTCAGTAATCATTAACATTCCCGCATCAACCCCAACATAGCCAATGAGCTTTGTCTTTGTTTTTTCCATTCTCTCGACTAAGTAAGTCATCACGCCACCAACCTTTCTAGTTCGGTGATTAGTTTTGCTTTTGCTTTTGGTGCGTAGCTAGAACTGCTTGCTAGGTAAAGATTTACGGCGTCAAGAACATCTTTGTCCGAGTGGCACTTTTCCCACAATTCGTTCAGGTAATCTTTATCCGCAAACTGCTCTTTGGTGACTAGCTTCGTTGCCATTTCGAAAGCCATTTCAGCATTTCGATTTCTTCCTTTGGTCAGCATTTCTATCCTTTCTTTGGTTCTAGGTTACTTTGTTTTGGAAATTAGTCAAGCGTGTCGCAAACTAATTTTGGATCGAGCCACCACCTAATCTTTCGCTTCGTGAATTGCCCTAATGTCGAACATAATTTCCACAATCATCAGACGGACTTTTTCTTGGATTTCTTCCATTCGAGCTATGTGTTGGTCAGCTTCTCTTGCCAGTTCTTCTGCTTCTTCTAAAGTCCTGATTTCGCCACTATGAAAGCGAGTGTGGATTTCCTCGACATCTTTTTTACGGATTTCAGCTTCTCGGTTAAGTTTGTCCAAGATAATTAGTTTTTCGTCCATTTCATAATTGAACAGCTCAATCAGCTCTAGCTTCTTCATAGCTACCTTTCTTCTGGTAATAGAAACCTAGCAAAGACCAGCGACATTTTCGAGTATTTATTTATAACGGCTTTATAACATTGCCGGCGATCCTTAATGATCCGGCGAGCGTCGCGAATAAAAAATTGAGCCTTTTAGTCAGTCATGCTCAGGACTGGCGGTGAATTTATTTGATTAGAAGAAAGGATAGCTCACCGCAAACCTCCCCCAGACTTTGAGTCTATACCAGCTCCAGTATTTCCTCAAGCTTAGCAATTTGGTCGTTAGTAAGTCCGAGAGTTTCTCCCTCTTCATCAATACCGCCAGTGATAACTATGTTGCCGTGAATTATGTCGCTAGGACCGTAGGAAAGTATCCATAGTGCCGTAGCAACTGAGTTCATTGCTAGGCCGATAATTTTTCCCTCTTCGTGGCACCATAGCCAGTAATCTTTCAGCTCTGCCCTAAGTGGTACAGACTGGAACCAACCGCCCACTGCTTCGCTCAGGAAGTCGCCCTCTGCTTCTGCAGATACTTCGTGTAGCTCAACAACACCATCAACTTTGATAACAGCGAATTTTTTCATTTCTATCCTTTCTCTTCGCTATCTATAAACTACTAGGTACTTTCGCTTTTGTCAAGCGTATTACTTTTGGCCCACTAATCTTGGGCGCTTTGTTATGCCCTCTAGGTGATGCTCTTTTACAACTAGGTATTCGCCCTTTAGGTTTTTCTCGGCGTATTCGATTGCTTCACGCATAGTTACAAACACAACCGGCAACTGAATACCATCCTGCTCAAGGTGCCAAGACTTAGACAACATTTTTTTCCTTTCTTGTTTCTCTAAGGTTATCAGCTATTTAGGTTTTCCGCAACTAATTCTGCGCCCATCATAACTTTATTCCAGCAAGGCTCGCACAAACCAGAAATAAACTTTTCGCGTAATGCCATTGAGTATTTCGGGAACGGCATTAGATCAGAAACTCTTCCGCCTTGGTGCATATCGAATACCCATTTGCTATCAACTTCGATAGCCGCGATATCACCACACTCCGAACAGCTTGCCGAATAGACTTTGTATTTTCCCTCGGCAATTTTTTCTAACTTTGAGATATTCATTTTCTATCCTTTCTTCTCAAACACTACTAGTATTCTTCTTCGTTGTCAAGCCAGGGGTCTAAGTGATGTTGCTCCACTATCGCGCTAACCGGAGCCGCGTTTAGTCCTCTGTAGCCAACTCCCTCTGGCAATGGAATTAGTTTGTCCCACTCGTCGCACGCGGCAGCATTTAGAGCCGCGATACAAACAGGAACCATAACTTCCGGAACCGGTGGATAGTGATTAGTTCTTAGGTGGATCCGGATCTGCTCTTCCAGTGGAATACTAGCCGCGGCGATACCCTCTGCATAAGAACGGCCCATTAGAGAACCGCCTCTTTTAGAATTTCCAAAATTTCTTGAGCCATTTCGAATTGAGCGTCGGCTCTTGTTAGTTCTTTGATACTTTGCAGTTGCTCTTCAGGACTTACTATCAAGTCAGAGAGAGAGCCATACAGAATGTTTAGGTCCTTCAGGACTTCTTTCTTACTCTCCATTAGACCAATGAGAGCGCTAACCAACTTTTGTGTTTCCATAACCTTCCTTCTTTTGGGTTACTTAGATACTAACTCTTAGGGGTGACATTTTGTAGCAATTTTTGGTAACAGCTTTATAACAGAATTTAGGATCGTGGCGAGCGCCGGCGAACCGGCACTGCCACTACTCACTACCAAGATGACGTATAAACAAAATCCACGTTGCCGGAATTTAGTCGGGTATCGCTCAATAGCTTTGTCAGCAAGATAACTGTTTCTCGCAACTCTTGCTCATAGTATTCGTCATAGTCTGTGGAACCAAAGAAAAACCCACTAGACGTTGGCAACAGCTCTTCCGCCAAGTCAGGGTCGTCCAAAACCTTTTCACAAACGTTGAGCAAGTCCTGTAGCTCTTCTCGCTCCACCGAATATTCTTTGCAGTCGTCCTCGCCATTTTGGACATTTTTTACAAACCAGTTGTGAATTTGATTTGCTTTTCTCCAGTAGCCAACCGGCAACATGATAGAAACACTTGGCCTCTCAAGTTCTGAAACCGCAAAATCCAAATTGCCAACAACGTTGGTTAGCTTTTGCATATCGCCATTTTTGTCCCACTCATATCCAGTCAGATATTGGCGAGCGTAAAGATACATATCCAAACCCATAATTACTTCACTTCCATTTCTTCTTTGATTTCTTCAAATTCGATTTCATCTTCGTCAATTTCTTCTTCCATTTCTTCGACGTCGATTGAATAAACGTTGTCGTACTGAATTGGGCTGTCCATTGTATCGCCCCAACTTGTCCAAGCAAGCGTCTCCGCTTCTTCGGCGTTTTCTGCTTCAATTTCTCCTGCGAAATCAATTCGCATTTCTACGTAAAACTTTGGCATTTTTGTCCTTTCTTCGACAATCAAAGCTTATCGATATTCGAATTTTGCGCAAGCGTGTCGCCATAAGTTTTTTATAACAAGTTGGTAACGGAGCGATCAATACAAAAAAGGATCCTAAATGCAAAACCCCGGTAGCGAACCACCGGGGCTTTGGGTTTCAGCTCTTAGTGAGCTGTCGTATGAATGGGCGAATGGTCGTCAATAAAATCTTCATAGGTATCGGGAATTTTGATTTCAGCCATTCGATAGCCTGCCTCGATAACAAGTTCATAAGTTGGAACACCAAGTGCTTTAGCAACCGCTTCGATAAAAGCAGAAGAACCCTCTTTGCGTCCATTCTCAACGTCTGATAAGTGACCCATAGAAACAAAACCAGCTTTCGCGATTTCGCGCAAAGATACTTCCTGCCCAAGTCTTTCTTCTCGGATTACCGCACCAAGTGCTTCGTGAAATTTCATAGTCTTATCCTACTTAGAAATTGGCGAACCAGCAAAAAATTGTGCCTCAAGCCAAGTGGCTAGAACTGAATAGGCTTCGAACCGCCCCTCGTGATAATCGTATTCCTCGTAGCCATTAGCCTCGGAAATTCGCATACACTCTTCGGCCTCGTTAGCTCGCTCCTTGATAGCCTCGATAATTTCTTGAATTGTCATTTTTATCCTTTCCTGTTGATAGTTTGATGATAGTCGTTTTTTTGGATATTGTCAAATTGGATTTTCCAGCGTGTCGCCGGAATTTAGTTTTTAGCCCAGATAGTTTTCGTATCGCCCATAACCCTCGCACTTATCGCAATCGGGGTCGCCATCTTGGATACCACCAAACTTATCAAGATAGCCATCTTCTTTGTAGCAGTCGCATTGGACTTCTTCCGAGAGAATAATTCTGTCGTTGGTGTTGGTCCAAGAATTAGCAGTGATGAAATAACCAAGTCGATTTACCCAGCCATAACCGGCAGTGATAGATAGCGAACCATCTTCTTCTCTGAGCGTCCAAATTTTTTGTGGGTCTGTAGCTTTCACAAAATCCAACTCGCTGCCATAAGTTTCATACATAGTGCCACCATAAGGAGCGTTGCTATTCAGAACATTCTCGATAGGGGTGAAAGTGTTGCTCCAGGTTTCATAGTTCATAGTGTGTATCCTTTCTAACTAAAGTATAAGGCTACCGGCGACAAAAAACAAAATTATTTTTTCCGCGTGTCGCCGCGGCGCAACTGATCGTATTTTCTAAAAAATGCTGATCAGCAAAACTCCACCATAAATGGTTGAGCCCCTAGTTTGGGGGAAACCAGGGGCTCGTTACGCGGAGAGCAGATTGGGGGGGCGCTCGACCCGCGTAAGTTTAGGTTAGCAGAAAACTTACTTTTTCTCCACTAAAATCAGAAAAATTATGAATTGAGTAAGGCGTCTCGACTACCTGCCTACCAAAATCTATAATCACTGGTAAGTATTCTTCCTCGAATGGATTATCGTTAGCTGCACCAGCAGTAATTCCAAAACCAGTTTCACTCTCCCACCGATTTCCGATTATGGTGCTGATAAAAATTCGCGCTCCATAGCTAGGGTCACCCCAGCGCGGCTCGCAAATTCTCATAGCTCGAATAGTTTGCTCCCACTTAGACTCTCCGCCCCAGTGTGAGTATAGGTAAATAGATGGGGAACCCTCATAGGTTCTAATTTCCCAAGTTGTTCGTGCGCCCATAGTTTTTATCCTTTCCTTAGTCGCATTTTTAGTATAGCTATTTTTGAGCGAAAGTCAATCTCCGCCGCAAAAATTTTTATGGATTTTCTCCAACTTGTAAAGTCGTAATCTACAATCTCAGTTCTGTAAAGGTCTTCGTCGTGCCAGGGGCAGTACGCCGCGTATCCGGGCGAAACTAAGTGTCCGTCAAAGATCACCTGATTACCACACCTGCGACAAGCTGAGATCTCACCTCGATCCGTTAGTCCAGGCAAGATCCAGCGTCCCGCGTTTAGTATCCGTGTCGGTATTCTCATGCTGACGCTCCACACCTGCAACGGAACACCGTGCGCGTCGTCTCACCGTGCTCGGTGAATGGTTCCCAGGCGTGCCCAATTTCTGGCTCGTATTCTTGCAGGCCGTTCGCAAAATCGCGGAAAATTTTTGGAGTATCCCCTTGCATAAACCACTCGCTCGTATTCCACTCGTCAAACTCCTCCCACTCGTTCAGCGGTCGATCGTCATAGCTATCGCAATCCAGCGCGTAGCGGATTGCTTCGATCTCGTCGTAGTCTTGCGAATGAATGTTGATCGCTAGCCTGCCTGCCTCGCCACTTTCACTAGTGTCCGCGCCAACAACAGATCCGTTCAGTGCGTCGGAGTAGATCAATTTATAAAAGATCACATTGACCACGCCGTCGATCACATAAACATTTACATCAAACAATTTACTTTTCATGATCATCCTTTCCTTGCCATAACACTAACACAGTGATCGATCAAAAGCAAGCCGTGTCAAAAAGAAAACCCCGCCAGTGAAAACAAATAAAAGCCGGCGGGGCTCTCTACCAACCACACAAGAAACTAGGAAGGGAAGGAATGACCTTTCCTAGTGGATCCACGTTAGCACGGGGCCGGACATTTTGCAAATTATTTTCGGCGTGCCGCGATCCATTTTGCGGCATAAAAAATTGGGCAGTTTAGACACCTGCCCAGGTGTTTCCCCGAAGGGTTGGTTTAGCAAATTTCGAAGCCGCCACAATCCTTTAGGAAGAGAGCGAACTCTTTTACATCATCTGGCTCAAGATAGTAATTGGTTTCCCAGGGCTGTCGCTTGCCAACTCCATTACAGCCATTGCAGTAGCCAGTAGTTCTATCAGTTATAGCCTGAACTTCAAAAGAGAGTTCTTTATCGGGGAAACCATTTTTGATACCAACTTCATCAGTTCGAATACCAGTAGCATCGCACCACTCGCAATCAAGAAGCGGCAACTCCGAAAGATACTTGTTGCGTTCTTCGACATAGCGAAAAGCCTCGCCAGACTCATAGTCTGCCAAAAGTAACTCGGCAAGTTTCTTAGAGTCTTCCGAGCCAAGACCATCGCCATCGTTGCTGTGAGCATACTCGACCAGTTCCGCAATCTCTGGATGGGTATCTTCCACATACTGCCAGAGGGGATGCCATCCCCAAACGTTGCGGCGGAAATACTCGCCCATCTCCGACTTAGGGTTCTTACCATAAACATCCATACCCATAATTTTTATCCTTTCCTTTGGGTGATAAAAGTGTAGCAGGATGGCCGACATTTTCCAAATCTTTTTTGCGGCGTGTCGAAAAAGCCGGGCCGGATCTAAAAATGTAGGGGACTAAGTTCTTGATCTAGAATCGCACTTCTTTTCAGCGAGCCGCACCGGCTTCTGCCCTACAGAAAAAGATTAGCGCATTGATCCCCATTAGTCAAGTACTGATCGCGAGCGCCGCGGATTATATTCCGGCTCTGCAGCAGAAATGAGAGTACCCACCGGACCTCAAATTAGAAAGGAAGGAAGTTGATCCAGTGGGTACCCGTTGGGTTCCGAGTGGGCAGAAAGGATAAGAAACATACCCACTCGGAAACTTGTCGGTTGCGGTTAGGCGGCTACGCTCACCTTGCCTAACGCTTCGGCGGCGGCTTTACCAACCTGTAACGCTATCTCTGATACTTCCAAGCCGTCTAGGTGAATACCCCAGTTGGCTTCGGAGATTATCTGGCGAGCCGTGTATCCCCACAAGCCCTTTGGCGTAATCCACAAGACAGCCACGCCGTTTTGCTTACACTCGATTAGTGCTTTGCGTGTTGCTTCGACTTGGCTTGGTCGGTATTGTCCGTCTGAAACAATTACCAACATACGCACGCCGTCACCATAAGTCAGTCCAAGCTCTCCGTCTATTGCGGAGTATGCGTCCTGAAACTCCTCAGTTCCGTCTGCGGCGGTGAATACTCGAACTTGGTCGAGCCGTTGTCCAACTCGGAGTGTAGGGAATACACCCGAGCCGTAATACACCATAGCGGTCTTGGCTTGGATTCGGCGACCAGCTTCACCCATTACCCACGCCGTAGTTGCCATAGCTTCCATAGCGTTATACATAGAACCGCTAACATCTACCATAATTCCGAGCCGTAGTGTTGGGTCGTCTGTGTGCTTGCGAACTTTCCTATCCCAAGCAGGAACTCTCTCGATAGAACCTCGAGCCGCAAGTGCCGCATTTTGGACTGCGGCTCTAGCGTTTAGTCTGCCCTGCGGAATTGTCGAGCGAACTTCGTGGAGTGACCTCTCACGATACTTCGCCTTTTCTAACATCTTGGCGATAGTAACTGCGGCGGCTCTCTCCTGCGGAGTTGGGTTTCTCGATTCCTTTAGTTCGGAGTTCGAGCCAGAACCTTTTGCGTCATTTTGCTTATCAAAGATTTTCTGGGCAGTCTGCTTCTTTAGATTACGATTCTTAGCAGTCTGACTTCTCGACTTAGCTTCTTGTTCCCACTCCTCGAGTGTCTTTTGGTCTGCCAGACTTTCCGCATTGTCGAAACCAACTTGGTCTGCCATTTCACTTAGCAACTCCGACAGCGAACCAGACTGCTCACTCTCACCAGCTTCGCCAGCTTCGACAGGTTTCGCTTCTCCAAACTGCTTCTCGCCCTCTGGGTCTGCCTGCTTCATTAGTTTTACCCACTCTCGAGCAAGTTCCATACCTCGCTCTACTTGGGAAACTTTTAGTCCAGCAAACTCAATCCAGATTTTGCGTAGGTTATCAAACAACTCCTGACCAAGATTTTCGATCAAGCGTGCGTGGATTAGTCGAACATCACTTAGTTCCAAGATTCCAACATCAAACCTACCCATAGCTAAAACTGCGAGCATACCTGACTGCCAGACTTGGGAAATGTTTTGGAGTGTTGCTTCATTGACTTCCTCTAGTGCGAAAGCAAGTGCTGATTCTCTCAAGAACAATTTATTCTTTGGAACTTCGATAATTCCTCGAGCTTCGATACGAACTTCCTCGAGCAATAAAAATGCTCTCGATTCACTTGCGTCTAGCTCTTTGGTAAGCAGTTCTCTATCCCAGTTCGAGTGTCGAGCGTGTAGTGCTTCGTGATAGATAACTCCAATAGCTTTGGGGTTGTCGTAGTGCGTATTCTTGTCGAGCAAGTTGCCTAATTGGTCTGGCGTTGCGAAACCGAAAGCCTTAGTTACATTGACTTCGATTTCGGCTGAATCGTGATAAAGTGCCGCAATAGCTTCGCCCTCTGCGGCGTTCTCTCCACAATAAACAGCCAAGTCACTTCGACCTGACCAACCATTGACTAGCTGACCAAGTTGTGAGGATACTCGATACCACTCTGGCAACATTTCGTTTTTGCGAGTAGTTGCTCTGCGTTCTGGCTTGTAGTGTGCCATTAGCTCACCTAGATTCTGGCGGGCAAGACTGCTTCGCCGAATACTCGAGCGAAAACATCTGCGGCAATAGGTCTGTCGATTTCAGGTGCGGCGGCAAGCAAGTTGCGAACTGCCCACATAGTTCCAAACACTTCTGCGTTTTTACGGAACTCTAGTAGCTCTCGCATTTGCGGCGACCAGCTAGTTTCACCATTTTCCATTTTCTTAGACAAGTTCTGGGCGGCGACAACTGCGGCGTTCGGAACTCCAAGTGCTTTGGCTCTTGCCCAGTCAGTAGTCATTTCTGCCTGAATCGAGAATCGGGAAAGTAGTGCTTCACTTAGTCGAACTCCTGGGGCGTTCGGATTAGTTGCGGCGACAACATAAAACCCTTCTTTGGCTTTGATAGTGCCACGCTCAGGGTTAGCAGTTACTACTAGCTCTCGTCTGCCGTCCATTAGTCCATAGACAACCGAAAGAACCTTTGGGTCGATCAAACCAATTTCGTCAATCAGTAGAACTTTGCCTTCATCTGCGGCTTTAGTCAAACTTCCGTCAATCCACTCGAAACCGCCACTAGGGGTCTGAACATAAGAACCAACTAGGTCGGCAACTTCTGTATCACCAGAACCGAGAATTGTGTAAAGTTCGTCTGGGAAAGCGGCTTCGACTGCGGCAGTTTTACCAGTTCCAGGATTTCCATAAAGTAGAACATAGGAATTGTTTTTGCGTGCTTTGCGTAGAACTTCTATGTCGGAGTGACCTTCCCAATTTCGAGCATAGTAAAGCTCTCCATTTGGTCGCTCATACGCTTCGTCACCAATTAGGTTCTCCACGCTAATTTGTTCTACCAAAACTTGTTCCTCGATTACAACATCAACTTCGTCTGCTGATTCTACTTTAGCAGTAGTGCCACCAGACTTTTTAGTTGGGGTTGCTCTTAGGGTTGCTCTGCCTGATACAGGTAGTAGCTTGTCTAGCTCTGGGGTCGCTAGTGTTTTTTGGACACCAGCTTCCAAAACTAATGATTTTAGTGCTTCCCACTCTGGGTTTTCAGTTGTTGCGAACTCTTTTGGAACGCTTACCTTTGTAGTCATTTTCTTATCCTTTCCTGACTAACTCTAAACTAACTTTTCTGGCAGTCCGAGCGATACTCGAACTTTTGTTATTCTGCGAATTACAGCCTGCGGAGTTTTGTAATTGTAAATGTCTGATAGGTCTTTGTCTGTAATTTCGACTACGAACTTGCGAACAACTTTCCAAGCGTGGAGTGCGACAACATCATAGTTTCCAGTTTCGGAATTGTGCGTGGATTTCTCATACATTAGCTCTTGATACAGCCGCATTTCGATCCCATTAGCGTAGAACTCCTTTTGGACTTCCTCTGGCAAAGTTTCTAGTTCGGCAGGAGTTGGTGCTTCGAGTGTAAGTCCTCGATAGCTAGTTTCACCATTAGCGGCGAACTCTGTCCTACTTGGGGTTGGGTGAATCTGAGTGCGATTCCATTGTGCTTTTGGATAGTGCTTAGAGATAGTCCTATCGTAAATGTATGGCTCAACATTTTTGCCAGTTGCGTCTTTTCCTCGGGGGAAAATAATTATTTGCTTCACATTATCCTTACCCCCATACCACGGAATAATTGGTTTTCCTTCTGCGTCCAATACAGGTATTACTTCTAAATAAATTGCCTTGCCGACAACTTCGGGAGTTGTAGATACGACAGCGGCAGGTGCGAGAGTAGTCATTTTATCCTTTCGTTTCTCGAACAAACCCGAGCTTATCGGAAAGGGTCGAGTAACGCAAGGCGTGTCGGGATCAGTTATATAACAATTTCATAACGCTAAAAAAGATCGAGATCGTCGTCATCCAGATCATGAGCAAAGTGGCTCCGAACCACCGGAGGAAAGAATGCGTCAACATAACTAAGAATGGGTCCCGCGCAATCGCAACACAAAATCCAGTCCTGATCATTTTCGTCGATCACCAAAATGAATGGATGGAAATTTTCATGATCATAGCCGGCGGCGTCGCTGCAGTCTATGCACTTAGTACTCGCGATCTGCTCCGGCAGCGCGGTACCACTTTTGATCGCGAGATCAACGTCTCGCTCCGTTTCGAATAAATGTACTTCTAGTGATCGCACCCTTCTAGAATACAATCACCGTTGGTGCATTGATTAGACTCTACTTCTTGCTGGCGCTGAAGACCACGTCCGTCTTCTGGAAGATGCACAGCTCGCACCGTACGCACGCGGACCCTTCTCCAGAGATCAACGGTAACGCTTTTTTATTCTCCGGACACTTAGCTCCAGGCCGTCCCGTCATGCTCTTGATCACAGCCTGGCCAGCCGCGAAATCTTTCGACAGGTACGCTAGCTTCACGCCGTATGTTTTCTTCAGTCCATCCGCTAGCTCCAGGTTGTCGTCATCCGTCGAGAAATAGAGTCCCAGGTTAGGCAGGCCGATCAATTCGGGCACCGCATAGTGTGTACGCGTGTAAACCCAGAACTGAACATCCGCGTGCCGTTCGATCACTTCACGCCAGGCCCGTACGTAATCCATGTTGAAAAAATCTCCGTCCCAGTGAATGCGGAATAGTTTTTCGGATTCCCACTTTTCGCAGTCCGCTTCAAATTCATTAATCATGGCATCAAGCAGGCCGACCATAGTCTGGAGCTCCGCGTCCTTCAGTAAGTTCCAATTGTGGACCAGCTTTTCTTTAACGCCCTTGTAGATCTTCTCGAGGTTACCGGCGTAGCAGATCTTGCTGCAGATACTAGTAGCGCCCGGGCATGAGTACTCGACACCCGCCGGCAGGCCGAACGTGTTAGCAATCCTTGGTTGTTTGCCAGATGGCATAATCGAATTCGCGACTTTACGATCTTTAGATCTAAGTAATTGGTCCATGCAGTCACTGTAGCATAAAAAACTTTTCTGTCAACTATTTATTTTTCGGCGTGTTAAAAAGTTTTAGATCTATACTTTTAATGAATGTTAAAAAGTTTGCCGGCAGCGACTGATCTAACTTCTTCTTCGCTAACTAAGAACCAACGCACGCCGGCGTCCCGTTTGTAAATTTCTTTTGATCGCTGGGACATTGGGTATGGGTACTTTTTTAGGCGTCCCGTTCTTACCCAATAGCGAATTGTTGGGTAAGAAACGTGGACCAACCTAGCGGCTTGCTTCGGTGAGATGAGCTTAGTCATCCAGTCCTAGGTCTCGCGCTACAGCAACAACCGTGTCTTCAACAGCTTCGACAATCTCGTTCCACTGCTCGTCCGTCCAACCTTCTAGGCGGGTAATCGTGTATGTCTCGGTCATGAGGTTCCTTTCTTTGAGAAGTTATTAGGAGCTTACTGCATGCAGGCCGGTTTGTCAAATCGGCGCTCGCCGGTTAAAAGTTTCTTCAGTCGCTGCCATCTATACTTTTCACGAACCGTTAAAAGTTCCTGCGGGCCATGTGGTCCCTGTGGGCCCTGTGGTCCCTTCGGCCCATTCACGAACCGTTAAAAGTATTAGTGCTCTTCAGATCCGAGCCGGTGATCCAACATCTCTTGGGTCAGGCCGTCGATCATTACAGTCCCGTGCGCATTGTGCATGCTGTGCGTAACAACGTATCCGATCCGTCCGCGTACCTGGTATCCATTGCGGATCATGAGCGTGCCGTTGTCGTCGTATACGGTCCAGAACTGTTGAACCGGCAGCTGGACAATGTGATCCCATTCCGGGCCGTCATGTTCGTATAGCAGGCCGCTTAGCCGCGCCTGGGGGTTGATGTGATTCGGTTGAGGTTTATAGGCCTGTAGCCACTCAGAGAATCCGATGTGCTGTTCTACGTATCGATAGTTATCAATGTTGAATTCTTTTGACATTCTTCAGTCTCTCCTCATCCGTGATGCTTGGATCTGGAATGTAGCGATCCCAGCTTCCTTGTTCGTTCCCCTCGTAAACCTCGCCCGTTTCTCGATCGACCAACAACCACTTCTCTGGAGCTCGAGTGTACACCGTCATCACGACAGCATTGTTGCGTTCAGGATATTTCCTCCCCGTGCGGTTATTAGGTTCGTGATCAGCTAACAAGTTCGAACAACCCCGTATCCTTCGCAAGCCTCTTCAGCGTGTTTACGTCGGGCAGGCCGTTTGCGTCTTTTCCAACATATCCTATCATTCGTTGATACCTAGCGCACGCCGCTGCGGTTACTGAGTCCCACTTGCCAGGCTGCACGCCCCTAATGTCGGTTACCGTTGCGAGGGCTAGCTGAATGATTTCGATCTTCTTGTTACGGTCTCCGGGCCGGATTTCTTTATCGATCTTTATTTGTTGAGGATTGCGGGCCGCCTCATCAATAAACTTGAGTTCACTCGACTCAACTTTGGTCCGGCCGCCATCCAGGAATTTCATTAACCGTTCGTTAAAAGTTGGGCGCCCCCCGTTTGCTGTTGGATGGCAGAAGACTAGGACCTCGTTGATGGAGCGGATCTTCT